TTGCAGATGGAATATTTGGTGCTTCAGTGGCAGGACTCTGCATTTGTGGAATTTGTGGTGGTTTTGATCTTTGTGTTGGCAAAACCATTGGTAAGAATGTCATTCCACCACCAGATTGTGGAGATACATTAATATTAGCAACTTTTGGTTCTCTAGGAGTTACTTTAGCAGAAGATCTGAAACCAAATCCACCTCCAGTTCCTATAAGACTCTTTGTCTTCCGATTTCTCAAATAACTATCTTGATCCTCAATAGATTTTGAAAATTCTTTGTGAACATCTTCCTGATACTTGGAAATCATCATAAGTTTATTGACTCCCATGGAGAATCCAGTCCACAATCTTCCATCATTATCATTAATATCTTTCAGAAGTGGTCTAAACTTGATTGCTGATGTTGCTTTTATAACTTCTTCTTCTGGAGCAAGCAGTGTTTTGACACTATCAACATTCTTAGATCCTCTTCCAGGAACTGTCATTCCATTTGATGCTAATATTGGACTTCCAGTTGGACTTCCAGGAACTGTTCCTCCACGACTAAATTTGACAGGATTTACACTATCGGGATCAATTCTTCCAGTTTTTGTGGCATCTTTTTGTTGTTGTTCGGCAACATCCTTAGATTTACTATTACCAAAGAATAAATCGTAAAGTTGTCTACCTGCCCAATCACCAGCAAGACCACCAATAAATGTTCCAATTGGACCACCCAAGAATGTACCGATTGCACCAAGAAGTGCAGCACCAATTGCTCCAAATGCTGCTCTTCCTATGTTTTCACCCATAGCCACGGATAGAGCAAAATCAATCAGTGCTCCGACAATTGGTATTCTTTTTAAAATAGGTCTTGCAAATTTTAAAAGTGACTTGACTAATGTTTTCTTTCCTGGTCCGGCACCTATAACTTTTAAGAAGTTTTTCCCGAACATTTTACCAGACACTTCCATACGTTGAAGTGTCCTATTAAATAAATTCTTTTCTCTTGTTATAACTTCTAAATCTATCTTTCGACGGCCTCCACCAAGATCAAATTTAGCAGGTCCTGTTCTTCCTCCAGTTCCAGTATAAAAAGATCTAGTTTCTTTACCTAAAGTAAGTCCTCTTCTTTGTCCGGCAGCATTTCTAAATAATCCTCCACCCCCACCAGAAGATGTTGCAGAAGCAGCAGACCTAAGACCAAATACTTGTAATATTCTACCAGGAAGTCTCCATAAAAATCTTCCTATTCTGAATAATCTCGTACCCCACTTGATTAACTTAAACCCAAGAAATCCTGCTAATAGATATGGAATTGTGGTGCCAATAAAATTAAAGACATTACCCAACCATATTCGGTTTTTCTCTTCTGCTAACCAAGTAAATGCTACATTAGTAACAATACCTGTAAGTATAAGACCAAAAAATTCTTTTATTTTATCAAAAATGCCCTTAACTGGTGCCGCAATTTTTCCTATGGTTCCACCAATTGCTCCACCAATTTTTTTAACGGCTTCTACAGACTTCTCTTTTGCAGCAAATTTTCTCCTTGACTCTGCTGCTTTGGCCGATTTTATAAGTTCCTTCTCTTCTGCGATTTTCATCGCATAATCAAAAGCAAGTTGCTTCTGAATTTCTACAAGAATATTATTAGTTTCTACAAGAGTTTGATTGATTGGAGTAACTTCTTTTGCCAAATATTTTGGATCTACTCTGCTTCCAAGACCACTATATCCCATTCCTTTTGGAATTTTAATGGCAGAAGAAGAACCACCACGAAACACCGAAGAAGAAACTTTAGTCTTCGATAATTTAGGTCTTGATGTTAGTGATGGTGCCTTAAATATTTGGCTACTGAATGCCATTCTGCTGCTGTGCCTTTAGATTTTCTTCTTCAATATATTGTTCAAGTAAAGTGAGATAAATTTCTTTTTCCCAAGGCATCATATTATCTAGCTCTGTTAATGAGTATTTATGATGCTGCATCAAGGCAAAATTAACCTTATAGTATGACTCAAGATTAGTATGAGCCATACTTAACTGAAAAAACTTGCCAGTCCCTCCAGAACAACTTCCGATTCAACCCCTGTATTGGGATTCTTAACTTTAATTTTATGAGAGAGTTTTGGCATCGTGGTGAAAAACTTCTCAACTTCCTTAAATTGCTTTGTATTCAATTGTTCAATAAATTCATCAAGTTCTTTTTTAGTACAATCTGCCGCTTCCCAACTTTCTTCTTCATTATAAATCACATCAACACAAGATGTAATCATTGATAATGACTGACTAACATCACTCGTTTGCCCAGATGTTTCAAAATTACTCTCAATAAATTGATCTAAAGATGGATACTTCAGTTTTAGCATAAGTTCATCATCTAGTTTAATAATATTCTTATGTCCTCTTGTCTTTTGAACTTTAATATCATCAATTGCAATTTCCATTTCAACTTTAGTTTCACCATCATCAGGACAAGTTATATTTACTTCTACTGTTTCACCAACAGACTTGGCACGAACATTGAGGAAAAGAAATTCAATATCAAAAGTTGCAAGAGATTCGACCTTGATATCTTTTGTAAGAATACAATCTCCAAGAATTTGGACAATAGAATCGGTAATCTGCTTCATATCTTCAGATTCCATTGCCATAATCAGAATTTTTTCTTCTCTGACTAGAAAAGGACGATATTTAATCTTTTTTCCATTTGAAGGCAATACCAACTCATAAGTTGGTGTATTAATCTTAGGTAAAGGCATTGTGAAAAATACAATTCAGGTTTAGTTATTTATTAGGCAACTCCAGGAACACCAGGAATTCTACCAGCATTTATATCAAGCAATTCTCTCGAAGTTCCAGCACCACCAGCAGGAAATATTGTTGTGCCTGGAATTCTTGGATCTTCGAATGGTTCTTTTGTAGTCAATGCTTTATTCAGTATAGCATTATCAAATTCTTTTGTGAAATCAAAATTCATAATATACCTATCATAGTTAAAACTTACTGTTACCTTAAGTAAATCAGCAGCACCATATGAAACTGGAATAGAAGTCATTCCTTTCGGAAATGCATTGATAAATTTATATTCCAATACTCTACTAATATCTCTTTCAAATTTATAAATTTTCATTTCTGAAACTTTATAATTATCTGGATAATTCATTCTTCTAAAATATCCCTTACTGGTATTTTGTGCCGGACCTGTACCAGAAATAAAATCCATCCATGCCTCAAAGAATTTTATACTATCATAATTATTATCCACATAAAAAGTGAAATCAGTATCAGCATAAAGACGAGTGTGTGCAAATTCTTGAGTTACTCCTATGAAGTTATCTTTAACCTCTGCGGTCGCATATGATGAGGTTGGTAGTGATGCTTCGGAACAAAGAAATCCAAGTTTTCTGGATACAAATTGATTGTCTGTCATTTTACCATATATTAGTATATGGTTTGCCAATCTATAATAAGGATGATCCTTTTCATTATTGGGAAGTTGAGGTATTTCTACCAAGTAATTATTAGTAAGTGCAGGATTTCCTATCAGTTGTTTGGCAGTTTGCATTGTAACTGCTTTGACAAGATTATTTGCCACTCTAAATACCTATACGACTACTTTATTATTAGTTATTTAGATGTCATATAAGGGATTTTTCCACACCGATAAACTTTCAGAACTTTTAAACGTTCCCTCTCTTGGGGATGTTTGGATTGATATCTCCGAAGATGAGGAGGTAAAAGGATATGGAATGATTCACAATCGACCCCACACTGAATCGGCAAAGCAGAAAATGCGTGAAACTCGCAAACCAACTTTGCATAAGAGCGGGACTATTATAGCACCAAACGGTGAAATTGTCAAGTTTGACTGTCTTACTGATTTTTGCAAGAAACATGGATTATCAGTAGGGCACGTATCAGAAATGATGAACGGCAAAGTCAGAAAATCTGTGAAAGGGTGGACTCGTGGCTAAGCATTTTAATAAAAGTAAATACAAACCCGAATACCCAAAAAAATATAAAGGTGACCCAAATAATATAATATGTCGTTCTAGTTGGGAGCGTGTATTCTGCCGTTACTGTGACCGCAACCAGAATATTTTAGAATGGGGAAGTGAAATAAACACCATCCCCTATCGTTCTCCTGTTGATAATCGATACCACAGATACTTCCCTGATTTTTATATTAAAGTCAAAGAGAATAATGGTAAGATTAAAAAAATGATTATTGAGATTAAACCATATAAACAGTGTATTGAACCCAAAGTCCAAAAGAGAAAGACAAAGGGTTATATCTATGAAGTTGTTGAGTATGCCAAAAATCAGGCAAAATGGAATGCTGCCAAA